AAATACTGCTCCAGTTTGGACTCCTGCAACAGGATCTGGAGCCCCCGTTAGAGCAACAAGCCCGACTCTTACAACTCCAGCATTAGGAACACCTAGTTCAGGAACTTTAACCAATGCAACTGGACTACCGTTATCGTCAGGTGTGACAGGCACTCTTCCAGTGGCGAATGGTGGAACTGGGGTTACAGGATCTACAGGTAGTGGTAACGTAGTAAGAGCAACAAGCCCGACTCTTGTTACCCCTAACATCGGAACTGCAACAGGCACGTTCAACGGAACGATTGGGAGTAGTGCGACTTTTCCTACCAGAACCGATTTTGGAATTATTGAAACAATAAGTGCAGGAGATCCATTAATTACTGCAAGTAGTTCTCAAGATTTTTCGTATACAAGCGGTCAAGAATATTGCGTAATTACAACTTTACGGTTCACTGATTCTTCAATCGTGTCTACGGAAGTTTACAAAATAGCTAATAATAACACTGTCAGTCAAGAACAACAAGCGACTAGCCATTGCACACCAAGTATTCCTTCAAATGGAACATTAAGAATAACAACATTATCACTACGTTATGTTTTTTATATAATGATGATTAGAATGGATTGGTAATATGTATTGGATAAAAAATAACACAGACTACATCATAGGTTCTGTTCAACCCGAAAATTCTATTAAAGTACCACAACGTCCAACATTTGCACATTCTTGGGACGGATCTAAATGGGTTTTTGACGGATTTAGTGATGAAGAAAGCATGAATGCACTTAGGGTCCAACGTAATATGAAATTAGCAGAAACAGATTGGTGGTGTATGTCAGACAGAACACCTACAAAAGCACAACTAGATTACAGAACTGCATTGCGTGATCTTCCTTCTACTTCAAAACCTAAGTTAGATGAAAACGGAAATTTAACTAACGTAACTTGGCCCACTAAACCTGAGTAATTATGCAACCACCTTTCAAAGAAGAAGACAAACAAGCGATCATAGAAAGACGTAATGCAGTAAAAGCAAAATATCCAAAGCCTAAGTAAATGTTTCAGCCCCGTGAGTCTGGTTTTTGCGGGTCTAACAAGGCTGAGCTACTGCAATTCCCAGTTTGGAGCCACGGGACTTGTTTTTAAAAAGTAAAGCATGAAATGGTTAATCATTCCTCTCATTTTAATTTCTAGCTGTACCCAAACAAAACCCTTTAGATTCAGTGGGGACCATACCACATCACACATAAGAACTATGTGGTCCATCTGCTTCACTTCTTCTGCCAGATCTGCCCCCAGTATCCCTCCTCAATACCATACAGCAATCTGCGATTGTATGATTGACAAAAGCAGGGAAAATTTTAAAGCTAAAGAGTATGAAAAAACCGATAATTTATCTACTGTCTTTTCTGAGTTTTATAACGGTTGTTTCAACAACTCCAAGTATGGTCTCGGGGGATTATCAAAACTATTCCCATTATGAAGAGCAGTCCAGACAAACAGCTTCACAACAACCCCCTCAGAGTATCAAGAATAAAAAAGTTATGTCAGGAAATGAAGTAATCGATCTTGTCCAGAATTTAGGGCCAGTTTTTGTTATTTGTATGGCTGCATTTTGGTTTATAAAATACCAATCAGACAGGATGAAGGAAATCCAAGATGAGTTTATGAAAAAGGATTCTGAGGCTGACAATAGAGTATTTGAAATCCTTGAGAGAAATCATGAGGTAATTTCAAATCACACAGCATCCCTTGAGGCAAATACTAAATCAATGGATGCACTAATTGCAACATTAGGACAAAGAAAGGGAACACTACGATGATCATACCATTACTTGCTGGGACTGCTAAAACCTTATTAATTAGTCTGCTTAGTGAACGTGTTATCATTACTGTCTTCATCCAAGTGGGTGAGTGGCTTGCTAAAAGATCATCAAATAAACTTGACGATCAATTGGTTGAGACACTTAGGGAACGCTTGGAAGAGCAAGGCAAAATATAGCCGTAGGGAATTCCTTATCCAACCTATAGCAGGGATTATAATGGCAAAGTACGTAACAAAAAATTTTACCTTGGATGAAGTTAAGTGCCGATGTGGCACTTGTGGTATGGATGAGATGGATTCTGAGTTTATGAAGGTACTCCAAAGTATCCGAGATGAACTCTCAGTGAGGATGCCAGTCACCAGTGCTGTAAGGTGTAGTTCACATAACCAAAAGGTTTCCACCACAGGTCCTAATGGTCCTCATGTCCCTCATGAAAAACATGGTGGCAGGGCTGCTGATATCCACATCTACGGAGCTAATGCCCTCAAGTTAGTCGAGATTGCCAAGAGGCATGGGATGACAGGTATCGGTATTGCCCAAAGAGGACAGAAACACAAGAGATTCATCCACCTGGACAACCATGACCCCAAAGAGGGTTTCAAGGGTCCTAGACCCCATATATGGAGTTACTAAAAACCATGAGTCTTTCTAAACACTATTATATGGCCCGTCACGAAGAGGAAACCCACGGGAGGTGTGTTGGGTGCGGTATTCTAATAAATGAAGCCTACGGGCATCCTGAGACCCCCCATGAGCAAATAATGAAACATGACAATGTTTTGTCTGACGAAGAATGCTACGAGTGTATTTATGACAGATATTAATCTTAGGGACCTCCACGGTCTTTTAGCCACCGAGCTATCCAAAAGAATCCGCTCAGGGGAAGCTGCCCCTTCGGATCTTAATGTTGCCAGACAGTTCCTTAAGGATAATGGAATAGAAAGTCTCCCTGTGGATGACAGTCCTCTTAAGAAACTCTTAGAGACCCTCCCCGATCCCTCCCAAGTCAAAACATTCCCCACCGAAGATGTCCCCCACAAACCAAAATTCAACAATTGATGATCATAAAAGAAAAGGAAAAACGAGGACTTTAAAAAAACGTAAATGGACCGCTCAGAACTTTTATCCAACAGACTGACCTTCCAGGTATTTTTAATGGAATGTTGGAAACATCTCAGATTACCCTCTCCGACACCCATTCAACTAAACATATCCGAGTACATAGGGGACCCAAGAAAAAGCCCAAGGAGGGTGGTTGTAGAGGCTTTTAGAGGGGTAGGAAAGAGTTACATCACATCAGCTTACGTTTGTTACAGACTTTTACTCAATCCTGACATCAAATGTCTGGTGGTTTCAGCTTCCAAAGTGAGGGCTGATGACTTCTCCACTTTTACCCAAAGATTAATCAAGGAAATGCCCATCCTTGAGGAACTGATTCCTCGGGAAGGACAAAGGGACTCCAAGATCTCTTTTGATGTTGGTCCCTCCAAGGCAGCCCATGCCCCCTCGGTGAAGAGTGTGGGGATCACAGGGCAATTGAGTGGGTCCAGGGCTGACCTTATTATCGCAGATGATATTGAGATTCCCTCCAACAGCCAAACTCAGATGATGAGGGAGAAGCTCGGGGAGTCCATTAAGGAATTTGATGCTGTGTTGTCTCCTGGGGGTCAGGTGATCTTTTTGGGGACTCCCCAGTGTGAACAGACGATCTATGATATCCTGCCCCAAAGGGGATATGAGATGAGAATCTGGCCCGCAAGGTTTCCCCTTGAGGCCCAGAGGGATAAGTACCTCGGAAGGATATCCCCCTTCATCAACGAAATGGTTGATAAGGTTGGAATGAAGCCTGGAGAGCCTACGGACCCCCTTAGGTTTTCCGAAGAAGACCTTATAGAACGAGAGCTTTCCTATGGGAAATCTGGGTTTGCTCTTCAGTTCATGTTGGACACCAGTTTGTCCGACTTGGATAGGTATCCCCTTAAGATATCCGATTTGATGGTCATGGACCTCAACACCGAGACAGCACCAGAGACCCTGGTGTTCCAGAGGGCTCCCTATCTTCAGAATGACGAGATCCCCATGGTGGGTCTCCACGGAGACAAGTGGTATCGGCCCCTGGACATAGGGGGTAAATGGATACCCTATGAGGGCTCGGTGCTTGCCGTGGACCCTTCGGGCCGAGGTAGAGATGAGACCTCCTGGTGTGTTGTTAAGATGCTCGGGGGGAATCTTTTTCTGGTGGCCCAGGGAGGGGTCCACGGAGGGGGTTATGGTGATGAGGTGATGGGTCTACTTTGTAAACAAGCCAAGAACCATAAGGTTAACCTGGTGTTGATTGAGTCCAACTTTGGGGACGGGATGTTCCAGGCTCTTCTTGAGCCACACCTTAAGAAGACCTACCCCGTGGGGATAGAAGAGGTGAGACCCCAGACCCAAAAAGAGAAGAGGATCATAGATTGCCTGGAGCCCGTGATGAACCAACATAGGCTCATAGTGGACACTCAGGTTGTTGTTAATGATTTTCAAAGTACCCAACACCTTCCCCCTGAGGCTGCTCTGGTCTACCAGTTGTTCTATCAGATGACCAGGATCACCAAGGACCGTGGGGCTTTAAGACATGATGACAGATTGGATTGTCTCGCTATGGGAGTAAGGTACTGGGTGGACCGAATGAACGTGGAGCAGCAGGAGGCACAGAGTCTACGAAAAGAGGAAGAGGTGGATCAGATGCTTGAGGATTTTATTGAGGGGATCAGTTTGGTCACGGGGAAACCCCAGAGCCACATCCTTAACTAGAAGGGGAGACAAGGAAATTAAGACAAGGATACTAGGAATACACTATTATTTACACTTTAGTATCTTTTAATAATATCCTCCTCTACATCACTAGGATTACACTAGAGACCCTTAGTTATCCCCAAGGGGCCTATTATATACTGTAGTATACTGTAGTAGTGTGTCAAGGGAAAACCTTAAGATAATTTGTAACAAAGTGTAACAATTGGGTTTCACTAGGTGGATCTTGGTGGATCTTGGTGGTTTTTGGTGAAAAATGTGAAGGGGTAACGTTAATCTCCCGAAACCCCTTTCCCCCCGTGCTGCTTTCCTGGCCCTTTCACCCGTTGAGGATCATTTCTAGCAGTCTTGACCATAAAAAACCCAATGATTTCAATCTTGTCAATGGTATCGATAGGGATTTTAGGTTTTTTAGTGGGGCTTTTGACGGGTTTATTGGGAGGGTTTGTCTATTCACTTAAGACTCTAGAGTGAAATTAAGAGGGTTCAAGGTTTTGGTCTGTTTGTCTACCCTTTAAAAATTTGTTTTTTGTTTTCACTTTGGATCACTGAGGCATCACTGAGGCATCACTGAGGATCACCATTGATCACTGAGGCATCACTGAGGCATCACTGAGGATCACCATTGATCACTGAGGATCACTTCGGTTTCATATTCCATAAAATACCCCAGGATCAAAAAAATAAAAAAAATGATCATTTTTATGTTGACATGGTATCCTATGCCACTAGGATAAGGTCACTAGGGGTTTTTGCTTAGCACCCGAAAAGCCCTCAGTGAATTGCAAAACTCTCTTTTTAAGGATCAATTATGAATAATCTAGAACAAATCAAAAACAGTCTGCAGACCTTCGGTGAATTCCAACCAACGGAATTTGATTCGTCCTCTAATTATATGGGGGAAAATCTTGAATCTCAAAAAGATTGGTTGGTCTCATCCATCAAATTGACTAGGGATTCAGGGTTGATTGAAAAATCTAATTTTGAGACCTTTACTGATGATCTTAAAGCCCTTGAGGATGAAGGGGGCCATAATTGGGAAATCCATCGCTTTGGTCATTGGGCTTGTGGCTGGTATGAGATTGTAATTTTAAACCCTAAGCCATGGGATTCTAAAGTTTTGAATCAAGCCCTTAAGCTTGAATCAGTCCTTAAAGACTACCCTATTTTAAGTGAAGACCGTCACTCAAGACTGGAATTAGAATCCTTTAATGATTGGGTTGATGATATGGGGGTGAGTGATGTCTTTAATAAAATAGAAAATGATGATGTCCTTTCACCCTTTCAAGATCAATTTAAAAACTCTGATATCATTGAGGCCCTTAATGAATGCGAATGGACATATTCTGGTGATGGGGGACCTTATGTTGACATCGATGAACACTGGCCTCAAATAAAACAAGAATTATTAATTGATTTCGAATTCGAAACCCTAAGCCCACCCTGTAACGGATCAAATCAAGTATTTTATTTTGT